GTCTTCCAAAGATGCAACACGAATCTTAACAATGTTATTGAGTGCGTAACCACGAGACTGGAACGCATCACAAACAGCTTGGTACTTATCGTAAATTTCTTTGGTTTCTAAATAGACTTCGAGCATATTCAGGTATGCTTCTTCATTATCGATATACTTATCTTTTGCACGATCTGAAAGTTCGCGCTGGTACGTTTCGGTGTACGACTTAAAGAGTTTTCCACGAACTCGAGCGACTTGGCCCTCTAGATATCTGAGGATACTATTGAGCTCAATTCGCTTTTGGTCGTAGTACAATTGCCAAGTTGGATTCTCTTGGTTTGCACGTTCAATTGTTTTACCTTTGATCTGAATAATATCTTCTACACCTTCAAGTGCTTTTTCATATTCAGCCAAAACGTCAGGAAGTTTATCGAGATGTTTACCTATATCTGGTATTCGACTCAATGTAGTACTCTTTTATTCTCTGTAGTTGTGAGCATTTCTGACTCGTTGCTGTCATCGTCTTCTAAACCGGCGAGCATACTTTCTTCATCTTCCTTATCATCTTTGTAAATCTTACGAAGAAAGGCTAGAACCTCTTCTTTGTCATTTGACACGGCGATGTCAATTGGCACATTCAAAGACACTGCGTGGTTGAAATATTCAGCAACAGTTTCCGTCACTTCAACATCAGAACCATCAGGCATTCTAACCTTAGCACCAATATCATATTTCCAATCACCCAGGATACCAACATTATCCTTTTCTAATAAGACAACTGTATCCCAAGTGATTGTACCACCTGAATATTGGCCATCAGTAATCTGATTCAAAAGCTCATTAGTACACTCGAGTAATGTTGACATGCTAGTCAACAACTCATTTGTATAATGATTGAATGCCCTATCACGCTCAGCGAAAAGGTCCGATAAGTTAGCTATCTTTAGGTCTGACATACGTTACTCCTATTTTGCGTTCCATACCATATCTTGCACAGTCATTAGAACTTCTGCAGCAAGTTTAACGTTAGGTTTCTTTGGTAGTGAGGTTTTCTTGTACCACACTTCACGAACTTCTTTGTCCATAGATTCAGCATAAGAAACAAGCTCATCATATGACCAACTACCATTTCTGATAGATAGGAGCTCTTGAGCATCTGGACGCTTAATGATAACTTCACCATCACGAAGAGCTTCTACACCCATCCGCAACAATCGAACTAAGTGCATGGCATGCTTTGTATCATAGCCATGTTCTTCTTCGAGGACCGAACGCGTTTCGTTGCGGTTCTTCTTCCAAGTCCAGTACTGAGAGTGTTTCTCTTTAGCTAGATTGTACTCTTCTTTATTGAACTTGACGATAAACAACGGACGTTTACGAGTCTCGCTAACGCTACCAGTATCTTCATAGATTGTATTCAATGTGAAGTCGTCAGAGAATGTCTGATAACCATCGATAGCAATCACTCCATAGATATCGCGTCCATAAGGAATTAGGCGATAGCCATCACGGTACTCTGTAAGATCAATTCGAAATACCTTATCATCAGTGAAGTTCTGCACCATGGAGATGAAATCCGTCTGACGAGGTGGTTCCTCACTCTGTGGGTTGTTAATCCACTTGTTGTGGCCTTTAATTCGCTTCAACTGAGATAGAGCGTAGCCACTAGTAGTGAAAGCAATCTTAGATGATAGCAAAACCTGTCTATGTTCACGTAAGTAGTCATAGACGTCAGTCCTGAAGACAATATCACCTTCATCTACCCATAATGATTCGATTACGTTTGGGTTACAGTCGAGATATAGATCTAGATATCGAGTAACCTCGAATAACTTAGTATCTTCTTCTGAACTATCACTGCACTCATACACACTGAAGAATGGTGTACGAATGTTTACGGGATCAGCACAAAAGATTCCACGAAAGTCTGTATCCGAAGTGGCGATATTTGTGCCATAGGCAATGGAGCCGGCAAAGTGTTTTACCAGCATATTTTCTTTCATGAGTTGTTCAGCACTTTTGATCTCAAGCGTCATTTTTCTTCTTCCTAAATAAAAAAGCCAATCTGGGATTATCCTCAGATTGGCTTTAGGAGACAACAGGTTAGTAATGATTACTCGTCACTGGACGCTGCTGCTGTTGCTTTAGCTTGACGGCGAGAACGGGCACTTGTTCCAGCTTCTGATAGATCCAATTCTGAATCATCAATCATAGCTTCGAGGAACTGATCAAGACGTCCTTCAAGACTCTGAAGGATACTTTCGGCATGCTCAGGTGGAAGAACTTTACCGTTCCACTTAGCGTCTTCACCTAGGTAACACCAAGCACCTTTTTGCTGCACAACACCAACTTCAATAGCTACATCAAGTAGTCCATTGTAAGGGTCCATGCCAGACTCATATGGTACTTCAATTGTTACTGTTTGGTAAGGTTTCGTGAATCTTGTCTTATAGCCTTCACACTTCATGCGAATGCCTTGGACATCACGACTTGCCTTATCTTTCAACTTCAGCTTGGTAATTAGAACGATCTGAGAGAGCGAATACTTCACAGCATCAGAAACGATCCACACACCTTCACCATTTGTTACGTCTTGGTTACGGTAAACCTGCGAAGTAACAATCATTGAAATATTGTGAGACTTGATTGCCTGTACAAAGCTACGCAACATTGCTTTCATTTGCTTGTTACGTTGCCCTTGGTCACCTTTAGTAACACCACTTTCAAAGTTCTCTTCTTCTGTTTCAGTCATCAACATATCAAGGCTGTCGATAACGAATAGAAGTTTTGGTGCATCTGGGTTATTGTTGCCATATTCCTTAGCGTAACCAGTTAAGAAAGAAGAAACAATTTTCTTGACTTGTGGAATAGTTGAAACAGCAAAGTAGTTATAACCTTTAGTTGGATCAACACCGATTGCACTAACGAAGTCACTATCGAGAGCGTTTTCCGAGTCGATAACAACAATGTGGGCACCTTGTTTCTGAGCTTCGCGCATTGCGTTACTTGCCAAGAAACTTTTACCTGCACCAGAAGGACCAGAGAAAGCAGTTAAACGTCCTTGTGGAATACCTCTCATATAACTACCAGAGATAATCTTATTAAGAACGTGGTTACCTGTTGAGAACCAGTAACGAGGTGGTTCACCTTCGCCAGCTGATAGTCCAGCTTTCTCAAGGTCTTTTGTTACGTTTTTTAAAAAATCGAGTTCCATGGAACCTCCTAGAAAAAGATGGGGGATTATTGCAATCCCCCAAACAAATAAGTGTGATTACTTATTCTGTCGACGTGCACGAATGGATGCAAGAATACGATCTGCTTCATCGTCAGCATCACCATCGTCGGAGTCATCTTTGTCTTCGTCGTCTTCATCGCGAGTAGCGACTGGACGCTTAGCTTCGGAAGTTGGTTTGGTAGAACGAACTGGGGTATCATCTTCGTCACCGTCTTCGTCACCGTCGTTACCACCTGCACCTTCCTGATAAGAAGCACCAGTTAGAGCAGCTTCCAACATGCTCTCGACTTTTTCTACACCAGGATTTGCTGGAAGTAGAGTTGCAAGGTCGATCATGTTTTCTTCAACGTAAGCGACTTCATCATCGGTTAGGTCTGATGCACGACGGGCGAACTTAGAACCCAATGCGTAGGTGTCATATTCGCCCTGCTTGGTCTTCTTGATGGTAAAGTTGCAACCACCATCATATGCGAATGGAACTTCGTCCAACTCACCACCTTCAAATGCCTCTTTGATTACGTTAAAGAGCTGGTAACCAAGAGCCAGGAAGCGAACCTTACCTTCGTGAGTTTCACCAGTGTCAGGATCTGCAGGAAGAGGATCTTCAACGATAAGAGCTTGAACAAGGTTCTGCTTCTTACGCCAGTACTTCTTACCATTTGCCTTGTCGTCTTCTTTATAGAAAGCGGAAGACACTTTACAGATAGGGCACTCTTCTCCGTACATCTTCAAGCAAGGAACGGACTTGTTCTCACCATTAATGGTAAGAGTGTGCATCAACTTCTCAACCATGAAACCTAGAGGATTGTCTTGGTTCTGGTCAGGAAGAAAACGTACGACGACCTGTTCGCCAGTTTTGATATTCCAGAAAGGGTAGTAGTTGTTTGGACGATTGGTGCCGTTGTTACCTTGGCCTTCGTCTTTCTTAAATGCAGCACGCAGCTGTTCGAGGGATAATGACATTTATATTCTCCTTCACTTCTAATTATTATGTTTCGCTTCTGCGATTGTGATAATGTCAAAGGGACAACGTTATGTTGTTTTTATTTTAAGTCAGATGCCCTTCACCTGACTCGGACAAATGTTACTTTAAATGAGTAACAAAGTCAACAATATTATTTATAAGAGTAACAAAAAATTTTGCAATTTATTGTACAACCCCCGATTTCTGCAGTTCTTCAACGGTTTTAATTATATGTTTGCAAACACCAGGAACATTTGCTGGGTTGGCTGGTGGGCGATTGGTTCTCTTAACATATGGTGGGGGTGGTTCACCATCCAAACTGTTCGCTTTATGATTCTGTGTGGCAAATCTCCAGTAGAAATCCAAACAAGTGCAGTGAACTTTACAGTTGTGGCGAGCAAGATATATTGGTTCTATATGATAGTCGTCGCCATCAGAACCTGTAAACGTAATGTTATCAGCCTGGTCAGCATCGTCGTAAATCACATTATCAAATAGAACGGATGTATGATATACTGCAGTCTTTCCAGCAACAGTACCTTTAACCATAAGGGTGTCGCTTTCTTTAGCTGGGACCAGTTCCATCTTTTGCATGCGGACTTCTGGAGTAGCATTTTGGCGCTTATTAGTAGCAGGCATACTATTACGCGTATTGCGTTCAAGTTCAGCATACGTAGCTTCTTCAAGGGTCATTTGGTCAAGGATTCGTTGACCACGAATAAGATGGAGTTTCGTCATGAGACTATTTATGTCTCAGATTGACGAAACTCCATTGGTTTACTTGAGGTTATTTGGATGAACGATGATTTCGTCAAACTCACCAATGCTTGGCAATGATAGCCCAAAGTACTGGCGGTGAACAGCATCAGGTGGTACGCACTTATCACCACGAGTCTTCTGACGAGCCTGAACAGTATCGAGATCGATTGGGAATAGAACAGCTATAGTTTTATAGCCGGCTCTTTTCGCCTCGTCCAAGTAGAACTTACGACGTTTACGTGAAGTGTTGGTGTTGTCCACATACACGTTCTCGTTGTTCGAGATCATCTCTTTGAATACTTTCTTCGTCTTGTTCTCGAAGCCATTGTCTTCACAGGACTTCTTGAATGCCTCAGCATAGTCAGGACCATACCAGTCAAGGCGTAGAGTATCTAAAGAGAAAGGTAGGATCTCACCTGCAATCTTGTCAGCATACCCACTAGTAAAGAATGTGGATTTACCAGATCCAGAAGCACTAATTGGCATTACCAGAACAGGTCGATTTTCTTTAGTGTCCAGCTTGCGGCCACAGTCATCATAGAACGTACGCTCAACATCTCGATAGTGAGGTTCAAAGATCTCTTCGAGCCACGCATATGATTTTTCGAGATTCTCTTCATGATTATCACCAATACGGCCCCGATTATCGGAAATAAGCACATCCACAAACATACGAGATCCGGTGTAGTCGATGATTGTCTTTACAATCTGCTCCATGCGGTCTTTATCCTTTGTTCCCCAAGGACGGTGATTCTCAATCAACCAACCTACAGTAAAGATATCTTTCGGTCTGAGGCCGAGAACATCCGAAAGAACGTCCCAGTTCTTGACTGCATAGTCTTCCCACAAACGAGCTGAAGCAGGTTCATGTCCACTATATCCATAGTAGGTTCCACGTTCAGGCTTGTACTTTTCCTTGCGTGACATAGGTTTGCCAACATCATGGAATGCACACGCAAGAGCACCTAGAGCAAAATCTGGTGCCCATTGAGTAATTGCCAGGTATTCACTTACTACCATATCAGTGTGGATAGCTACCGTACGCTCACGGTGCCAAGGAGAGTTCTCTGATACTGCTTCCATTTTCTTGTATAGATCAGAAAGCTGAAAGGTATTGTAATACCAGCGAATAAAATCCGATTGTGTGATGTATTTCGTTTCCATGATAGTTTCCTGAATTGATATACTATTATATCCTATTTAGGAAACGGAGTCAACATTTAGATTAGAATCGGAAGCCCTTCATCATCTTCATCATAGTCACCATAACCATCATAATCATCTGCGCTCCATTCTTCATAGTCAGCTGTATATAACTTATTAAATGCATCCTGATCATAAGAAGCGATTTCTTCTAGTAGACGGATAACGATTAGAGAAGCTGAAATAGCATCATCAGTAGAACCTATCTGAGCAGAGTAGGAGCCTTTGCGACGGATAAATGCTTTTAGTTCAGCTAGAAGAATACTTGATCGAATCGTAAGCTGTCCTTTCTCCAAAAGTTCTTTAAAGTTAACACAAGCTCTCATCTTTGTACGAGATGTAGTTGTCATACCACGCTTACCTCTACCTTCTTCCGAAACGAATTCAACGTCAGGTGGATCTTCATCAGCTTCAAATAGAGAAATAACGCCTTCACCAACGCCATTATTTTCTACTGAGAAGTAAACATTGGCATCTTTTGATGCTAAGTAGGAAAGAACGTTCTTTAGTATTCCATACAAGTCGTTGGTAGACATTGTGTTAGAACGATATTCGCCAACTTGAACAAGAGATGGGAAGGTGTATATAGAAATAACACTGAAGTCTTCACCATTACCAGTAGCGGGGTCAACACCAACCAAGTAAGTAGCTCCTGGAACAATATCATCCCAAAATACAACATCCTTAACTACCATCTTTGGTTTGATCTTGTTCACACGAACGGTTTCGTTAGCAAGCCATAAAGAGTTAATTAGTAGAGCGTCAGATGATAAGAACTCACATTCATATTCCTGCAACCAACGACGTTCACCAATACGACCAATTTCATCCTCTTTGAATTGATTATCACGTCCAGGTGGTTCATCCCACTTAACATGAGTGTAGGCAAAACCATTAGCACCAACTAGAGCTCCACGCCATACCTGAGCGAAGATGTTCATATCACCATTTGGTGTAGATGTCATAATACATGAACCACCAGTAGAAAGTGTTGGTGCGATAGAGGTCCAGAACTCATCCTGAATGGCAGGAGCAACGAACGCAAATTCGTCAAGGAACAAGAGTGAGATTGACATACCACGACCAGAGTCTTCAGAAGTAGCTGCAGAGATTATACGAGAACCATTATCGAAACCGATTTCGTGTTTGTTCCAACCATCTTCATTGATGCCAGGCTTGAGCCAGTGAGGAAGATTCTCGTACATGAAACGAATACGGAAGATCATTTCCATAGCGTTGCTATTTTTGTTGGAAGCAATAAGAATAGTCTTATCAAAGTGAAATGTTGCGTACCACAATAGGTATGCAGCTGAGGTAACTGACTTACCCGTCTGTCGAGCAGATAGAACTACACTGTATCGATTGTGTTGATACATGCGTAGCATGTTGATCTGATAAGGATACAACTTAAAAGGAACAGAACCTTTTACTGGATGTTGTATCTGGACGTATTTTTCAATAAAGTAAACAGGATCATCGGCACATCGTTTAAGTTCTTCAACTTGTTCGAATGTGTATTCGAGTTCCTGATTAGCTTTCTTTAGTTTGGGGTTCTTCGCACGGGCCATGAATATATTTAGTACAATAATTCATGGGGTTACCCTACTTGTTAAACAGTTTAGATAAGAATTCTTGGTAAGAGGCTTCTGAATTAGTTAGATCAACTGCTGTGAGTTCTTGAAGAGGCTGGGTGTCATTGATTCCCAAGGGAATATATGGACAGTGAACTACTGGATTGGTATCTAACATCGCTTTCACATTCCATCTTGGTGCACCAAGTTTGATCTCAGGTTCATACTCTGCTTCCCACTGATCTGTGCCAATGAGAGTTATCATCTCATTCTTAAACCTAATATCTCTGTTCGCCAGACTAGTCCAACGAATAAGTGTTGGTTTAAATCCGGTTTCATCATCTAATGAACGTCTCCACAACTCAGCAAATGTTGATCTAGAATCAGTTATAAGAGTACCACTTGAAGCTACAATACATTTACTATCCTTACTACCCGATAGTACAGGCATTATAGTTGACCACATTTCTTCTTGTGTGGTAGTAGGAAGGAATCCAAATTCATCAAAGAATACTAAAGAAAATGTTCTTCCACGAGTGGAGCATGGATTTGCTGAGAGTGCGTAAATTGTTGAACCGTTAACAAAACCAAATTCTGTTTTATTGCGGCGACTACATTCCACTCGCATAAAAGGTGGAAGAGAATCATACATGAACATAATTCGATGCAGGGTATCTTTACTAGCCGCGTGTTTATGATCAAAAAGACCTATACGTTGATCATATGAGAATAACGAACACCACAATATATAAGCAGCAATAATAGAAGTTACACCCGTTTGGCGTGCTTTTAATACGACATTAAATCGCTCTTCATGAATATTTTTTAATAGATGTTCCTGAGCTGGAGAAATTGAATCTATTAGTGGTATTGAACCTTTAGATAGATGTTGAACTCTAATATGTTTGGTAATGAAGTAAATTGGATCTTCATAACATTTTTTGAGTTCTTCTATTTCATATTCTGTAAATGTCATTATTCTTTATTGAATGCCTTTAGCAATTCATTCCTATCAGCTATAATATTGTTTTGGGTATTATGTACAGTACTAGGACCAGTTACTTTATTCTGAGCGACTTTGACCTTGTCTTTGTGTTGTTTGATTGAGGACTTTTCACGAACTGCTGCAAGTGCAGCATTTAAGAATTGAACGGCAACTTCACTATTTCTAGCTTTGTACTTACCTTCAACCATCTCAGCTTCTTGAACTTGTGTTTCATATGCAGACATTGCGACGTCGAAGATCTCCTGAAATTGACCATCAATCTCATTATCCTTTTCATCGTAATCGCCAGTCGTAACAGTGTCTGATTCTCTCTCGATGCTAGGCAACATTGTTGTTCCTGGCTCTATATCGAGAACCCCTTCGAGAGGGTGGTAGATGGCTGTTTCAATTTCGCGGGATTTGTTGTCGTCTTTATCGTCCATAAGTATATTTATGGAGAAAAGAGAGTTGGTTTACTTGAAGATCTGTTTTTCGGTCATTAACTTAAAGCCCCACCCTTGTTTTTGAGCAAATAGAGCGGCACTTTGCCATTTTGCCTTATTAACAGCATATGTAAGTTCTTCATATAAGACTGTTTTACGAGACTTTCCACGAGAACGTTTTGGTGGTTTAATCTCTTTTTCTGGTTTTACTTCCCAGAGCTCAGTAACAATCTCACCTGAACGATTTCGATAACGAACCCAATAATCCACATAATATTTGTGGATTCGACCATCCGTTGGTTTGACATAAGGGACAACGATCTCTTCTGATGCCCATTCTAGCACATTAGGATTGTTATCAAGAAATTTGTGAACACTTAGCTCCCATGAAGACATGAACCGAATCTTCTTTACATCACCACGATACTTTTCAGGGTGGCGTGGTGTGTAATATCCTTGTTGGTGGACTTTAGGTTTTACAGTATGATTTGTCATAAGAAGTGCGAGCCAAGATATTCATTAGCTGAACTAAATGCATTACTAACGCGAGTTTGACCTGCTTCAACGTATGCAGCACCTTGGTTAATTGTATTAGAGATTGCTCCTGTAACACTTTGTGCAGCTGATTGTAACTTTGATGTTAGAGTAGCTTTTTGGTTTTGTGCAGTTGGCTGACCTGGATCTTTTACGTTAGGAGTAGGATCACCAACATAGTGTAAAGGATAACTGGAACCAAGTGTTCCTTTTGATAGTTCTTCCAGATTATATTTGGTAGTATCACTTACATCATAACCAGTTTCTATACTAACAGAGTCGTAGGCAAATTGAAATGATACTTCATTACCATTTCCATTATCAGCCATATCCAAGTCATCTAGTTCCAATGTCATAATCTTAGGATTATGAAAACTGTAAACATTCATTAGTTGTCCAGATTGATATACATGAAATAATGTAATACGCTTAAAGATATTCATCACTTCTTTGCCTGCTGTTGGACCATATGATGCTGCATAACTATGAGAACTCGCACCGTAGTTTTCTCCCATGTTCATGTATGAGTAGTCCAAACTTCGGTGTTCTATTACTCCTCGAACATCTTCCATTTTTTGGTCAAAGTTGATATTTGCAATTGGACTCATTGCCTGGAGATATGCATTATAAAGCATCATAGCTTGGTTCCAATTATCATCGTAGAACTTCATCGTCATTGGTTCATAAACAGTTCTCTTTGGAACTTTGGACCAATATCCATACATGTTTACATCCTCATATTCAAATGTGATATTAGGACGAGTGCTATTTTTTACTACAAATGCAGCATCAATATTACTAAAAGAACTATAAGGTTCTGTAAATTCAAACTGAACCACAAAAAGGAACTTATACTTTGGAGCACGTGAAATAAGGTCCACAGCATAGGGAGAGGCACCACAAGCCTCAAACTTGCGTTTATCGCTCTTTGGCTCTGTAAAGATACCTGCTGTTAGTGTTGAAAGATTCTGTAGATCTGTGAAAACACCAGGGATATCTGAGACTTGGAAGTTACCTTGTTTAACTTGCTGGAATATACTCTGAGCTTGACCATATGCGCGGTTAGCGACACCCGGGTTAAAAGAAGCAGCTTGTTGGGCGGCAGTTGAGCTAATACCGACATGATCGTATACATACTGTGCACCCTGAGAGTCAGAAGGAAGAGATGCAGCAGATACATTTCCGGTTCTAATCGAGTCGGAGGTTTTTGCTAATACTCGCAACCCTTCACTAACTTTACCGAATCCGATATCGTTCAGGATCTCAAGATCACCAACTTTACCGAGACTAGAAAAGAAGTCTTTCTTCTGTGTATCGATTGTTTGTTGCTCTTTTTGGCCTTTATCACAGGATACGACGTTATATGTTAGGAATGTGCGTGGATCAACAGCCATTAAAAATACTCCGGTTTATTGCCTTATTTATTACAAAGTCCCCCAATAAAAAAGGGGAGACATCCTGTCTCCCCTTCCAAGTGCACTTCCATGTGCTATGGCATCCCTGCCATTCACACTCCATTGCTAAAATTAAACTGCACCTGCACCACCTGTTGCAATACCCTGACCTTGATCATAGCCACCAATATTCTGGCGAGCGTGGTCATAGCGGATAGTAACAGTAATCTGAACAGCATCTGAAGAGCTGTAGTCTAGATCAGTGTAGTCAGTATTCTGGAACCAGCAACCTTCAACGGTCCAGCGCTCAATAACAGTTTCATTACCATCGAGCATGTCGAGATACGTAACAAATTTGTATAGAGAACCTTCACCAGCTGCTGCAAGCCACTGACCTTCAGCACCGATCAACCACTGCTGTTTCTGCATTTGTTCTTGAATTACACGTGAAGCAGAACCTGTAACATCATCCTGGAAGGTGATAGTCATTGGTTCAAATGTGTGCTTACCAGCAACCCACGCACGTGAATTGTAACGGTCAAGCTGAACTTCTTCGAAGGATAACACTGGACGTGTAACAGTAATAGCCTGCATACTTAGTGGCTGCGAATTTGTTCCA